CGGCAGGCGCAGGCGGCGGGGACGGTGCGGCAGCTGGCGCTGGTGCAGGCGCTGGTGCCGGGACTGCCCTGTCTGCCGGCGCGGCTGCGGGCGGTGGTCAGGGCGGCGGTGGCGCAGCGGCTGGTGGAGCTGCCGGCGCCGGTGGTGCCGAACCCGGCATCCCGGACAAGTTCGTCGTCAAAGACGCGGCGGGGCAAATCGACCACGCGGCGACGGCGCTGAAGCTGGCGCGCGAGGGCTACCTGCCGCTCGAGAAGCGCCTGGGCAGCGGCGACGCGCCGCCGCATTCGATCGACGGCTACAAGGTCAACGTGCCCGAGGCCTTCAAGGAGACGGTCAAGTCCGAAGACTTGGCCAAGACGCCCGGCGTGCAGGCGCTGCTGAAGGATCTGCACGGGGCCGGCGCGTCGCAGAAGGTGGTCGACGCCGCGATCTCGGCGTTCATGCGCGAGGGCCAGGCGCTGCGCGCGGCCATGCCGGCGATGGACGCGGCCAACTGCGAAGCTGAGCTGCGCCAGGGCGAGGGCTGGAAGACCGACGAGCAGTACAAGCAGCAGGTCAGCACCGCCTTCACCGCCGGCAAGGCGATCTTCGGCAAGGACTTCGACGGCATCGTCAAGGACTACGGCAACGACCCGCGGCTGATCCGCGGTCTGGCCTCGATCGGCAAGGAAATGCAGGAGGACATGCCCGCATCGCCCGAGGCGCAGGCCCAGATCCAGGAGAACCTGGACCAGCTCATGGCCTCGAAGTCGTACCTCAACGCCAACGACCCGCAGCACGCCGCGACGATGGCGAAGGTGTCGGCCCTGACCGCCAAGCTCGCCGGCCAGCGCCCCGTGCAGGGCGGCCGCACGCACAGCTTCAAGACCGCCTGAAGCATCGGGCTGGATTCCGCCAGCCCACCCGCACGACCATGGCGCCCATGCCGGCCCGCCGTGGCGTGCGGACAACCGGTTTCGATAGCCCGCCTGGGCGCGCACGGAAGCCGGTGCAGCCCCGCGTAGCGAAGGCCCCGCAAGGGACAACCTGACAGGCGAACCACCGTTCAACTCTCAGGAGCTACAGATGAGCTTCACCATCACCGAGAACATGGTGATGCAGTTCTCGAACAACTTTCGAGTGCTGTATCAGCAGCACCAGGCGCGCCTGCGCCCGTGGTGCCAAATCGAGGCCGGCATCGTCGGTCAGTCCAAGTCGGTCGAGCGCATGGGCAAGGCCGAGGCCTACGACATCACGTCGCGCCACTCCGACACCAAGTTCGTCGAGGTGCCGCATTCGCGGCGCTGGATCGATCTGGTCGACAAGGGCTGGGCCGAGCTGATCGACAAGCTCGACAAGGTGCGCCTGCTGGCCGACCCGACCAACGGCTACGCCAAGCTCGCCATGGCCGCGCTGAACCGCCAGATCGACGACGCGATCCTCAACGCCGCGCGCGGCAACGCCCGCACGAACGTCGGCCTGTCGGTCCTGCCCTCGACCCAGAAGATCGCGGTCGGCGGCTCCAACCTCACGCTGGCCAAGTTGCTGACGGCGAAGGAAATCCTCGATTCGAACGAGGTGGACGACGACGCCAGCATGGCGATGGACGGCCAGTCTCCGAACGAGCAGACCGCCCGCGTCATCGTGGTCAACGCGAAGATGCTGACCAACCTGTACGGCACCACCGAGATCAAGTCGGTCGACTACAACTCGGTGAAGGCGCTGGCCCAGGGTCAGATCGACACGTTCCTCGGCTTCAAGTTCGTGCGCTCCGAGCGCGTGGCCAAGGACGCGACCGCCACTACGGGCTACGCCGTGGCCTGGTCGCGCAGCTGCGTCGCGCTGGGCATCGGCCAGGAGATCAACACCTCGGTCGACAAGCGCCCGGACAAGAACAACGCCTGGCAGGTCTTCGCGGACATGTCGATCGGCGCCACCCGGCTCGAGGACGAAGGCGTCGTCGAGATCGCCTGCGCCTAACCCAAGGAGCTGAACATGCCGAACTACTACTCCGACACCCTGTCGGTCATCAACAGCCCGTCCAGCGGTCTGGCGCCGGCCACGCGCGTGCGCTCCGACAAGCTCGGCGGCCGCCTGCGCTTCATGGAAGCGCAGTACGTCGTGGGCGCCGGCACGCTGCTGGTCGCGGACCGGATCTACTGGGGCAAGCTGCCGCTGCGCGCGCGCCTCGTGGGCCACCTGTCGCGCCTGATCTGGAACGCGGGCGCCGCGTCGAGCACGCTCACGCTGGGCGACAACGTGAACACCGCGCGCTACCTCGCGGCCACGTCGGTCACCGCCGCGGGCAACGCCACGCCGACGGCCTCCGACAACACGTGCACCGGCTCGGCCACCACGGTCGCCGGCTCGAACGTGATCCAGCCGACGAACAACTTCGGTTCGTTCCAGGTGGGCAACCTGATCACCGGCACGGGCATCGTGGCGAACACCGTGATCACGGCGATCAATGGCTACGGCCCCGGCATGCTGGTGGTGCTGTCGAACGCGGCTTCGACCTCGGCGACCAACACCATGACCATGACCGGCGATGGCTACCAGGTGACGGACGACAGCAACTCGGTGGCCAACGGCTTCAACAGCTCGACCGACGACGCCACGCTCGTCTCGGTGGTGGCTGGTGCCCCGCTGCCGGCTGGCCAGGTGATCACGCTCAAGGGCGTGTACGTCCAGGACTGATGTCTCCTCGCGCCCACCCCGGGCGCGTCTCCTTGATCGGGGGGCCGGCGTGCCCCCCGTTTTTCATTCCGAAGGGACGAAGCGATGGCAGCCACCGAAGTCAGCATCTGCTCAAACGCGCTCCTCATGCTGGGCGGCCAGCCCATCAACGACCTGAACGAGAACACCGACCGGGCCCGGCTCGCGTCGAACCTGTGGCCCGCGGTGCGCAACTATGTGCTGCGCCGGCACCCGTGGAACTGCGCGGTCAAGCGCGTGGCGCTGGCGCCCGACACGGCTGCGCCGGCCTTTGACTGGGCGTTCCAGTACACCCTGCCGCCTGACTTCATGCGCGTGCTCTCGGTGGGTGAGGCCGGCAACGAGATCGACTTCAAGATCGAAAGCGGCAAGCTGCTCTGCGACGAGAACCCCGCGCTGCTGCGCTACGTGTGGCGCAACGAGAACCCGGGTAGCTGGGACGACATGCTGGTGTGGGCGATGACCGTCTCGATGAAGGCGGTGATGGCCTACCCGATCACGCAGTCGGCCAGCCTCGAGCAGCTGGTCGAGGACGCGCTGAAGGACGTGCTCAAGCAGGCGCGTGCCGTCGACGGCCAGGATGAACCGCCCGAGACCGTCGGTGACTCGCCGCTGCTCGCGGCCCGCCGGGGTGGCGGCAGCAACTGGTGGAGGAGCTGAGCATGCCGCGCGTCAGCCTGCAGCAGACCAACTTCACCGCCGGCGAGATCAGCCCGCGCCTGGTCGGGCGCACGGACATTGACCGCTACGCGAACGCGGCCCGCAGCCTGGTCAACGCTTACCCGGTGATCCACGGTGGCGCCAAGCGCCGCGGCGGCACGCGCTACGTGGCGCCGGCCAAGCTGAGCGGCACCAAGAAGGCCCGCCTCGTGCCGTTCGTGTTCAGCCGCGACTTCGCGTACATGCTCGAGTTCGGCGACCTCTACGTGCGCGTGTGGCCCGCCGGCGGCGGTGCGCTGATCACCGAGCTGGCCACCGGCTACAGCGAGTCGATGCTGGCCGACATCGATTTCGCGCAGGGCGCCGACACGATGTTCATCGCGCACCCCAGCGTGCCGATCCAGCGTCTGCGCCGCTTCAGCACGGCGATCTTCGACCTCTCGGCCGCTCCCTTCACCACCACGCCGTTCGACGAGCAGGGCCACGCGCTGGCCGCGAACCTCACGCTGTCGGCTGCGACGGTGGGCGCCGGCCGCACTGCGACGGCAAGCGCCGGCGTCTTCTTGCCCAGCGACGTGGGCCGCCAGCTGGTCAGCGGTTCGGGCCTGGCGGTGGTCACCGGCTACACCTCGGCCACGGGGGTGACCGTCGACATCTCCATCGCGTTTGCCGGCGTCGCGCTGGCGTCGGGGGCGTGGTACCTCGACGTGTCCCCGCAGGGCATCGTGAAGCCCTCAGCGAAGGATCCGGTCGCGTCGAGCATCGACCTGACCGGCTCGCTCTCGCGCGCGGCCGACATCACGCTCTCGGCCAAGACCGGCGCCATCACTGTCACCGCCTCGGCCGGCGTGTTCGCGGCTGGCGACGTGGGCAATACGATGTATGCCGACAGCGGCGTGGCGGCGATAACCGCCTTCACCAGCGCGACCCAGGTCAGCGCCACCACGAGCTCGGACTTCGCATCGACGAGCTACGCGCGCGGGGGCTACGGCATCACCGACAGCGTGTGGCGAGCCGAGGACGTGGGCAAGTTCGTGCGCATCAACGGCGGCCTGTGCAAGATCACGTCCTTCACCTCGGCCAGCGTGGTCAAGGCCACCATCCTGACGGCGCTCACTGGCACCGTGGCGTCGCCGCCGCTGGCCTGGTCGCTTGAGTCGTCGGTGTGGTCCGCGCTCAACGGCTACCCCCGCACGCTCACCTTGCACGAGCAGCGCCTGGTGGCCGCCGGCTCGAACCGCTTCTCGCAAACCATCTGGGGCAGTCGAACCGGCGAGTACCTGGATTTCACCAAAGGCACGGCCGACGACGACGGCTACTCGTTCACCATCGCCGCCGACGAGATCAACCCGATCAGCTACCTGGCGTCGCTGCGCAACCTGGTGGTGCACACCTATGGCGGCGAGTTCTCGCTGCAGGGCGGCGTCGAGAAGCCGATCACGCCGACGAACGTGCGCATCCGTCCCGAGTCTTCGCATGGGTCCAGGGGTGTGCGCCCGGTCACCGTGGGCAAGGAGTCGGTGTTCGTGCAGCGCGCGGGCCGCAAGGTGCGCGCTATGGGCTACCGGTACGACTTCGACGGCTACGCGGCGCCCGACCTGACGGTCCTTGCCGAGCACATCACCGAGGGCGGCGGCGTGACTGCCATGGCCTACCAGCAGGAGCCCGACCTGCTGCTGTGGGCGGTGCGTGGCGACGGGGCGCTGCTGAGCTGCACCTTCGACCGCGACCAGTCGGTGATCGGCTGGGCGAACCACTACACCGAAGGCGCGTTCGAGTCGGTGGCCACCATCCCAAACGGCGACCGCGAGGAGACCTGGGTGATCGCGCGGCGCACGGTGAACGGCGCGACGGTGCGCTACATCGAGATCCTGGACGAGGTGTTCCAGCCGATGCTGCCTGGTGCCGCGTACAGCGGCTACCCGCCGGCGCCGGCCATCGTCACCTACGGCTACACCGTGGATTGCGGCGTGTCGTTCGACAACGCGGCCGGGCAGACCGTCTTCAACGTGCCGCACCTGATCGGCAAGACCGTCGACATCGTGGCCGACGGCGCCGTGCAGACCCAGCAGACGGTCGATGGCTCGGGCAACGTCACGCTGCCGCGCGCCAGCTACCGCACGCTGATCGGCCTGCACTTCCGCAGCGAGATCGGCCTGCTCACCCCGGAGGTGGGAACCGGCACCGGCACGGCCCAGGGCAACAGCATGCGCACCAGCGAGATCACGCTGCGCTTCCTGAACACCATCGGGGCCCAGGTCTACGACGGCGAGGGCAACGAGCAGGACGTGCCGTTCCGCCGCTTCGGGCCCGCGGTGCTCGACAAGGCGCCGCAGCCCTTCACCGGCAACGTGCGCATCGAGACGCTGGGCTGGGAGCGCGGCCGCTCGGATCTCACCATCGTGCAAGACCAGCCGCTGCCGATGCACCTGCTGGCCGCGGTGCGCAAGTTCCAGGTCAACGACTGAAGGAGACGCCAATGTCTTGGGTTCTGGTGGCAGTGACGGGTATGACTGCCTTCAACAACGTGCAGCAGGGGCGCTACGCCAAGGCCCAGGCCGGGCTGCAGGCGGCGATGTCCGACTATCAGGCGCAGGTCGAGCAGGACAACGCGCTGAAGACCGCGGAGATCATCCGGCGCGCCGGGCGCAAGCAGGTCGGGCAGGCCAACGCGGCGTTCGCTGGCGCCGGCGTGAAGGTCGGCGAAGGCAGCGCGGCCGAAGTGGAGCGCGACATCACGCAGGGCTACGAGCACGACGCCTTCCAGGCGCTGCTCGAGGGCGGCCGGCGCGCCGCAGGCCTGCGCCTTGATGGCCAGCTCACGCGGATCAACGGCGACATGCAGGAGACCGCCGGCTACGTCAACGCGGTGGGCACGGTGCTGGGCGGCATGTACCAGGGGATGAAGTCCAACGGCTGGCGCACCGGCGGCCCGGGCTTCTCGGGCCAGCAGGCGCCGGCGCCGGTGGTCGACAAGAGCATTCGGGTGGGGTGACGCATGGCAACGATTCCGATGGGCAACTTCGGGCAGTCTGTGGCCCGGCCGGGGCCGATGCCCTCTATTCCCCGCGGCGACCCGATCGGCCAAGCCGTCGAGCGGACCGGGCAGATCGCGTCGAACGTGGTCAACGACATGGCGGCCGAGGAGACGAAGCGCCAGCTAGAGGCCAAGGCCGCGGCCGACCGGGCGCGCACGATCACGACGCTGACCGGCACTAAGGACAAGCTGGCCGACCTTCACGACCAGATCGCCCAGGGCGTGCAGGACGGCACCGTGCCGAAGGACAAGGCCGAGACCGAGTTCGCCTCGCGCTCGGCCAAGGTGCTCGAAGGCATCGGCGGCGACCTGCCAGAAGCGCAGCGCGGCATCGTGCTGGCCGAACTGAACGGCGACGCCGCTCGTCTGGGCAACAGCGTGCGCAAGGCGGTGACGCAGCGCGACCGCCAGGACGTGACCAGCGGCATCAGCCAGACGCTCGAGTACCTGCAGCGCCAGTACCGCGCCGACCCGGCCAAGGCGACGCAGCAGGCGATGGATCTCGTCGACCAGCTTGGCCCGCACTCGACGCTGAACCCCGAGCAGCTGGCCAAGCTGAAGCAGTCGTGGAAGGAGGGCACCCAGTACACCGCCGGCTACGAGCTGGTGAGCGCCGGCCGTGCCGACCGCAAGATGCTGGACGCGGCCGAGAAGACCATCACCACCGGCCTGCCGGACATCGACCCGCAGAAGCGCGCCACGCTGCTCGACCGGATCGCCGCCTACCGGCTGCACCTCGACCAAAAGGCGGAGCTCGCCGCGGCGCGCGCGCAGCGCGAGGCCGAGCGGCGCCTGAAGCTGGCCGAGGCCGAGTTCAACACGTTCCAGGTGATGGCCGACAAGGGGACCATCCTCGACCCGGCCTACATCGACCGCGCGCTCACCGCTACCTCGGGCACGCCCTACCAGTCCGGGGTGCGCGCGCTGGCCCAGCAGGCGAAGGACATGGGCGGGCTGGCGGCCCAGCCGGTGCAACAGCAGCAGATGCTGCTCGACCAGGTGAACGCGCTGATCGCGCAGCGCGGCCGCTCTCCCGAGCTCGACAAGCGTAAGGACCAGATCGAGAAGGTGCTGCGCGGCAGCCAGCAGGATCTCGACCGCGACGGGCTGCGCGCCGGCCTCGAGCGCGGCGTCATCACCGACCTGAAGCCACTGGACCAGAGCGGAGGCATCCCGGGGCTGATCCAGCAGCTGCAGGCGCGCGTGCCGCTGGCGCAGCGCGTGAGCATGTGGGCCGGGCGGCAGGTGTCCCCGATGACCGACGAGGAAGCGGCCCAGCTGAAGCACCAGCTCGACGCGCTGCCGGCGAAGGAGCGATCGGGCATGGTTGCCACGCTGGCGCAGGCGATCGGCCCGCAGGCCGCGCAGGGCCTGGCCGTGCAGATGGACAAGAAGGACAAGGGCATGGCGCTGGCCTTCGCCTTCTCGGGGTCTCAGACCACCGAGGGCCGGTTCACGTCCGAGCTGCTGCTCAAGGGCCAGCAGGCGAAGCTCGACGGCACCAGCACCAAGGGCGAGAAGCAGCCCGACCTGAAGCCCGCGCAGTGGTCGGCGCACATCGCTGCCGAGCTCGACGGCGTGTTTCCGGCGCAGACCCTCACCGACCAGACGCGCGAGGCTGCGGTGCTGATCGCCCACGGTATCGCCTCGGAGCAAGGCGGCCGGCTGAGCACGAAGGATCTCGATCGCGCCGTGCGCCTGGCCGTCGGCGGGTCCGTGGTCGAGCACAACGGACGCAAGGTGCTGCTGCCCGCCGGCGTCGACGAGGACATGCTGGCCAAGCGGCTGCGCTCCATCAGCGCGGAGGAGCTGGCCAAGCAGGCACCAGAAGGCCAGGTGCGCGCCGGCGGCGTGCCGATGCCGGTGGCCGACTTCGTGAAGACCCTGCCGGGTCAGCAGCTGATGTACGCGGCGCCCGGCAAGTACGTCGTGATCGTCAGCGGCCGCCCGGTGCTCAACGCCAAGGGCCAGCCCATCATCGTCGGGGTGCAGTGATGTCGCTCGGAGAGCTCTACCAGCAGGATGTCGACCGCTCGCTGTCGACGATGGCGGCGATCCCGCCCGACCCGCCGAAGCGCGACGAGCGCACCGCCTGGGGCGCACCCTGGCGCGCGATCAAGGCCGCGGCTGCCGACGTGCTCGGCTCCACCGCGGACGTGCTCAAGGGCTACGGCGCCGCGTCAGCGATGACGCTCGAGGCCGACCCGGTGGCGCGTGCAGTGCTGGGCGACAAGGCGGTGCAGCAAGGTGCGGCCGAGGGCCGGCGCCAGATCGCCACCGGCGAGGCGCTGGTGTCCGACGTGGGCCAGTCGTTCCGGCAGGTGTCGAAGGATCAGCGGCCCGATCCGGTGACCGCCAGCAAGGCCGAGCAGATCGTCTTCGGCGTCGTGCGGCCCGTGTCCAAGCTGGTGGCGGGCGGCGTGATGGCGGGGCCGTTCGGCATCGTGGGTGCGGCTGGCGAGGAAGGGTTCACCCAGTCGGAGGATCTTCGCGAGCAGGGCGTCGACTTCGCCACCCGCACCAAGATCGGCACGCTGACGGCTGGCGTCAACGCTGCCGGGGCATTCCTGCCGATGGCCGGCCCGACGCTCAAGGCTACCGCCGGCCTGTACCTGCTGGGCGGCCCGGGCGCATTCATGGCCCAGCAGCAGGCCACGCGCAAGATCCTCGAGCACGCGGACTATGCCGAGCTGGCCAAGCAGTACGACCCGCTCGACCCGACCGGCCTGGCGCTCTCGGCGCTGATCCCGCTGCCGTTCGCGGCCCACGGTGCGGTGCGCAACGTGCGCGCGGCGCGTGGCTCAAACGCGACGGCAAGACCGGAAGCGGCGCCCCCCGCTGTCGCCCCCGAGGTGGTCGACGCAGCCATGACGCACAACCTCACGGTGCAGCAGGACGTGCACGAGGCCGGCGTCGTGCGGCCCGAGACGGCGCAGATCCCGCGCGCCGGTGCGCTGCAGCCGGTCGATCGCGTTATCGAGAACCGCCTGGCCGAGAAGCTGTCGGCCGACTTCGACGCCGCGGTGGCCGAGTACAGCGCCCGTCCCGACGCCATGGGCGGGCGCGTGCTGAACACCGACATCGCGCGCGAGCTGTCGCCCGACTACTTGGCCGACCGCACCCGATCGGCGGCCGTGCACGAGCCTGCCAGCTGGTTCATCAAGCAGCTCTATGCCCGCAAGCTGGCGGAGATCAAGCCGGGCGACGAAGTGCTGTTCTCCTCGGGTGGCACGGGCGCCGGCAAGACCACGGCGATCGACCAGTTCCAGCTCGCCGACCGCGCGGCCTTCGTGTACGACACGAACATGAACACGCTGGGCTCGGCGGTACAGAAGATCCAGCAGGCCCTCGACGCCGGCGCCACGGTGCGCATCGTCCACGTGCAGCGCGATCCGGTCGAAGCGCTGGTGCAGGGCGCCCTGACGCGCGCGATGCGCCAGGAGCGCGAGTTTGGTACCGGACGCACCGTGCCGCTCAGGGAGCATGCCCGCACGCACCGCGGTGCGGCTGAGGTGCTGCAGCAGCTGGCGGAGCGGTACAAGGACGATCCCCGAGTGCAGATCACCGTGCTGGACAACACCCGCGGCAAGGGGAAGGTGCAGGTCGCGGACTTGGGGTTTATCCGGGGGTTCGACTACAATGGTCTCGAAGGGAAGCTCAATGAAGCCCTACAAGCAGAGCATGACGCAGGCCGAATTTCTGGCCCTGTCTTCCGAGGAACACAGGGCGATGCGGCTCTCGGACCCGACGCTCTACAGCAAGCTGTTCGGCCAAGCGATAGCGGACAACCTGAACCGCAACGTGCTGGCGCGCGAGCAAGCGGACCTGAAGGCGCAACCGCAACCGTCGTCACCGAGCGCGGCCTGACGGCACCGGTCCGATACCGCCTCGTCGAGGCGTCGGACCTGATCACCTCCCACACCAACGACCTGACGCCCACCGCGGCGTTTCCGGCCGAGCTGCAGCCGCGCGACCGCTCTCGCTCGGCCAGCGCCGATCAGATCGCGCGCATCGAGAACGCGGTGCGGCCCGAGCTGCTGGGCGAGTCGGTCAAGGCCAGCGACGGCGCGCCCATCATCGGGCCCGACGCCGTGGTCGAGTCTGGCAACGCGCGCACGATCGCGCTGCGCCGCGCTTACGAGTCGGGTAAGGCCGACGGCTACCGGCAGTGGCTGGCCGCCAATGCGCAGCGCTTCGGGCTCACGGCCGACCAGGTGGCCGGCATGCTCCGCCCGGTGCTCGTGCGCGAGCGTTACGGCAACCTTGACCGGGCGGAGTTCGCGCGCCAGGCGAACGAGTCGGCCATCGCCGCGATGTCGCCCACCGAGCAGGCGCGCGCTGACGCCGCGCGCGTCACCGACCTAACCGGGCTGGTGGCCAACGAGGATGGCTCGATCAACCTGGCGAAGTCCGCCGGCTTCGTGCGGCAGTTCATGCAGCAGGCGGTCTCGCCGACCGAGCGTGGCGCGATGCTGCAAGCCGACGGCCGGCTCTCGCAGGCTGGCCAGCAGCGGCTGCGCAACGCGATCTTCGCCAAGGCCTACGGCGACGCGAACCTGGTCTCGATGCTGGCCGAGTCGACCGACAGCAACGTGCGCAACGTCCTGGCTGGGCTGATGCGCGCGGCGCCCGAGGTGGCGCGGCTGCGTGACCTTGTGGCAGCTGGCGCGCGACACCCGATGGACGTGGCCGGAGACATGGTGCGCGCGGTGCAGGAGTTCTCGAAGATCCGAGCCGACGGCATGACCGTCGACCAGTTCATGGCGCAGGGCAACCTGCTGGACGCGGGCCTGCCGCCGCAGCTGCAGACGCTGCTCGCGGGGCTTCAGGAGAACGCGCGATCACCCCGTCGCATCGGCGAGATGGTGCGGCAGCTGGTCGATTCCGTCGACGCGCTGGGCGACCCGCGCCAGGCCGGCCTGCTCGAGGATCGTGCGCCCACCCAGGCCGACGTGACGGCCGCCGCGGTCGAGCGCATGCGCACGCTCAGCGACGAGCAGATCACCGACACGCCGGCGCCGCTGAACAAGCCCAGCACCGACCCGCTGCTGGCCTCGATCGCCGATCGCGTGTCCGCTGTCGAAGCCACGGCCGGCGACATGGTGGTGCGCACCGACGAAGCCGGGCGCCCTGTGACGGTGGCCGACGAGCTCGCGCGCATCCGACGCGAAGCGGCCGAGGGGACCGATGCAGAGCTGGGTGCGCTCGACGCCGACCTGGTGCGCGTCGCGGCGGAGTGCGCGCTGTCGATGGGGTCTACGTGAGTGCTCTGACCACGGCTGCCAACAGCAGGCCAGCGGCCACGAGTGCCATCACCTGCACGAACCACGTGCGCATGAACCGGAGTGCGCCGCGCCAGTTGCCGGCCGCGCCGAGCCCTGCCACCGCCAAGACGGCAACGGCACCAACGACGAACCACAGCACTGGAAGGTAGCTACCCATGGCGATGAAACCGCAATGTGCCACAGCAGTCCGTGCCGCAGCTGGCGGCCGGCCCATCAGCGAAGCGAAGCTGCAGGCGATTGAGGACTCGATCAGCAGCACGATGCGCGAGCTGGCGCGCCGGGACCGCCAGCGCTGGCAAGGCCTCACGCGCGACCAGCGGGTGGCCGAAGCGATGGCGAAGGCGATGGAAGACATCCAGGCCGAAGCCGCGCTCAAGGAATACCGGGCCAGCCTGCAGGTGCTGCGCACCGCCGAGACCGACTCGCGCGTCGCCGAGCAGATGCGGCTGACAGGGCTCACCCGGTCGCAGGGGCTGATCCGCGACATCGAGAACACCAGTGACTACGTGCACGCGGTGCGCAACGAGGCGATCTCGGGCCTGGCCGACATGATCGACGCGGCCGAGTCGCGCGACGGCACCGGTGCGCTGCGCAACCTGGGCATGCGCATCTTCGACCTCGACAACCCGCAGATGACGGCCGACGTGGTGCGCGAAGTGTTCGCCAATGCCGACGGTTCCACGGGGAACAAGGTCGCGCAGGCGGGCGCGAAGGCGTGGCTCGACGTGATCGAGAAGATGCGCCAGCGCTTCAACGCTGCGGGCGGTGCGATCGGCAAGCTCGGGTATGGCTACCTGTCGCAGGCTCACGATGCCGTGCGTGTGCTCGAGGCCGGTACCGAGACCTGGGCCAAGAAGGTGCTGCCGCTGCTGGACCGAGAGCAGTACGTGCGCCCTGACGGCTCGCTGATGAACGACGCCGAGCTGACCGACCTGCTGCGCGGAGCGTGGGAGACGATCAGCACCGGCGGTGACAGCAAGACCGAGCCGGGCCAGTACCGCGGCAGCGGCTCGCGCGCCAACCGTGGCAGCGATCACCGCGTGCTGCACTTCCGGGACGGCGACGCCTGGATGGCCTACATGACCGAGTACGGGGAGGGCTCGCTCTACGACTCGATGGTCGGCCACGTCGGGCGCATGGCCCGCGACATCGGCCTGGTCGAGCGCTACGGGCCCAATCCCGAGCAGCAGTTTCGCGTGCAGTCGGACATCGCGCAGCGCGCCGACGGCGTTGGCACGATGGGGAACCGGTCCGCCGGCAACACGCCCGAGGCCTACTGGTCGATCCTCAGCGGCAAGACCGGCACCCCGGAGAACCGCGTGGTCGCGCAGATCGGGCAGGACGCGCGCAACATCCAGACCGCTGCGAAGCTGGGCGGCGCGGTGCTGTCGTCGACCACCGACGTGGCCACCGTGGCGGCCAGCCTGCACTACAACCGGCTGCCCTACTTCTCGATGCTGGCCAACTTGGGCCGGCAGTTCAGCCGCGAGCAGCGCGACTTCCTGCAGGCGCACGGCGTGATCGGCGAAGCGCTGACCAGCACGCTGAATCGCTGGACCGGCGACAACATGACGCACAGCCTCACCGGCCGCGTGGCCGGCAGCGTGATGAAGCTCTCGCTCATGAACGCCTGGACCGATGGGCTGCGAGGCGCGTTCGCTGCGACCATGATGCAGGGCTTCACGAAGAAGCTGGGCAAGGCCTGGGGCCAGCTCGACGCCTGGGACCAGTGGCTGATGCAGCGCAAGGGCATCACCGAGGCCGACTGGGCTGTGATCAGCAAGGCCGCGCCGACCGAGCGCAACGGCGTGCAGTACCTGACCGCCGATGCGATCCGGGCCACCGGCGCCGAAGGTGCTCCCGAGGCTGCGACGAAGTGGCTCGCCTTCGTGTCCGACGAGGCGCAGTTCGCGGTCATCAACCCCGACATGGCGACGCGCGCGATCGTCACCGGCGGCGGCATGCCGGCCGGCACGGTGCGCGGCGAGGCCATGCGCTCGTTCATGCAGTTCAAGAGCTTCCCGCTCGCGATGCTGACTAGGCACTGGCGCCGCGTGTTCGAGACGCCGCAGGGCCTTGAGGGCGCGCCTATGGGCTACGGGGCCACCAGCAGCACCGGAGCCGCGGTCAATCGCGTGGCGGTGCTGGCCGCCATCAACGTGACGCTGATGATGATCGGCGCGCTCGTGATGCAGAACAAGGCGCTGGTGCAGGGCAAGGATCCCTACGACATGACCGAGGGCAAGTTCTGGATGCGCGCCATGGCCCAGGGCGGCGGCGCTGGCTACGTGGGCGACCTGCTGTTCAAGGATCCGACCGAGCAGCGCGGCAGCAACGTCGAGCAGGGCGTGGGCGCCATCCTCGGGCCGGCAGCTGGTGCGGCAGCGGGCCTCGTGGGCGACCTCGGCGTGGTCAATGCATGGGAGGCGGCCAAGGGCAAGGAGACACACATCGCGGCCGAGGCGCTGCGCTGGGTCAACTCGCAGATGCCCTACGTCAGCCTGTGGCAGGTGCGCGGCGCTTGGGAACACTGGTTCCTGCACAACGCCCAGGAGGCGGTGAACCCGGGCTATCTCTCGCGCATGCAGCAGCGCTCGATGAAGGACTGGGGGCAAGGCTACTGGTGGACCCCGGGGGAAGCGCTGCCCGACAGGGCTCCCGATTTCGAGCGCGCCGTCGGACAATAGGGGCCCATGCGCCCCGACCAGCTCACTCGTCTCGAAAGCCTTCGCGATCGCCTCGTCGAGCGCGCGCTGATTGACGCCGACCCGGGCAACTGGGTGGCGGGCGAGAAGGCGCCGAAGGACATGACCCGCGACGAGCGCGGCGATGCGAAGTGGTGCCGCGGCCTGGCGATCAACACCGTGTCGCTGGCCATGCAGGTGCAGCGGCTGATGGCCAACGTCGAGACCGGCGGGGCCATCGTGCCCGATCAGCCCGATGTGCCGGCGGACGCGGAGGCCGATCCTGTCGAAGCTGAGGTGGCGCGCTTCGAGGCGGCGGCGGCGGAAGTGCTGGCAGCGCGCGCCGTGAGGGCGGCACGCGATGCAAAGCCCAAGCTCTGACGCGATCTCCTTCGTCGCCTTCTTCAACCGCTGGGCCGAGATCCAGGGCTGGACGGTCCCTGACCTGCACGTCGAGATCTGCACCTGGCTTGCCGAGGAGCAGGCCCCCGAGCGCGTGCTGATGGTCTTCCGAGGGGCGGCCAAGTCCACGCTGTACGCGGTGCACAAGGCGTGGAAGCTCTGGCGCAACCGCTCGCACCGCTCGCTCGTCTGGTCGGCCGACAACGAGACCGCGGGGATGCTGACCGCCGACACGATCAACGTGCTGCGCAATCACCCGTGGTGCCGCGGCATGCTGCCGTCGAAGCCAGGCGCGAAGCGGTTCTGGGTCAACGGCGCGAGGGACGCCCGCAACGCCAGCATGCGAGCCGTCGGCGTGACCTCGAACGCCACCGGCGCGCGGGCCGACGACGTGGACTTCGACGACATTGAGGTGCCGGGTAACATCGAGACGCCCGAAGCGCGGCTCAAGCTGCGCCAGCGCATCAGCGAGTCGACACACATCGCGGTGCCGGGCGCCCAGAAGACCTACATTGGCACGCCCCACACGCACGACTCGATCTACCCGGAACGCATCGCCGCGGGGGCTGCCGTGCTGAAGATCCCACTGTTCGCGCACTCGGTGCGCTACACCGACACCGGCAAGCGCACGCGCTACGAGTTCCGGCACCCGGTCGGGCCCGATGGGCTGTACGTGATGGCCGGCATCCACAAGGGCGCGCGCATGCTGCGGCAGGGCGTCGACTTCCTGTTCGAGGCTGGCTTCGTGGTCTTCCCCTCAGCCCCGGGCGTGGTCATCGACATCTGCTCGGGCTGCGCCTGGCCCGAGCGCTTCACGCGTGACGAGATCGAGCGGCGGCGCAAGGAGACCCGCACGCTCAACGCCTGGGACAGCCAGTACATGCTCGAGGCCAAGCCGCTGGCCGAGCTGCGCCTGGACCCGAGCAAGCTCAAGGCCTACAACGTCGAGCCGGTGGTGCGGCGCGCGAATGGCGGCGTCGCGATGTGGCTGGGCATGGCGCGGATCGTCGGCGCCGCGTGCCGCTGGGATCCTTCGAGCGGCAAGCTCAAGAGCGATGTGTCGTCGCTGGCGGTGGTGCTGCAGGACGAACAGGGCCGGCGCTACTGGCACCGCTCGGTCGAGCTGCGCGGCGAAGTGGCGGAGACCGACGAGAGCGGCAAGCAGATCACCGGCGGCCAGGTGCTGCAGATCGTCGACGTGGTGCGCCAGCTCGAGCTGCCGCGCGTGGTGATCGAGACCAACGGCGTGGGCGCCTTCGCGCCGGCCTGGCTGAAGACCGCGCTGAAGCAGGCCAAGCTGCAGTGCGGGGTGAAGGCCGAGCCGCAGGCCACGAACAAGAACAAGCGCATCCTGGAGGCCATCGAGGGGCCGCTGAACTCCGGGCAGCTCTGGGCCCACACGTCGGTGATCGACGGGCCGGCGTGGGAGCAGATGCGCGACTGGAACCCGGGCATCACCGAGCAGCCGGACGATCACCTCGACAGCCTGGCCGGCGCCATCGCGGAGACGCCCGAACGCATCGGGCGCGCGGTGGTGGTGCAGTCCGATGGCTGGAAACCGCCCGCGAAGGGGCGGGAGGATTGGCGCCCATCAGCGGGCGTGCACGAAGTCGAGTTGGAGAGCTGACGACGGCGGCCCGCGCTTCACGCGCGAGGCGCCCATGTCCGTCAATGCCGAAACCCCGATTGCAAGCTCTACCGCCAACGGCGTCACCACCTCGTTCCCGTATGCATTCACCGTTCTGTCCGCCGCCGACTTGGTCGTGCAGGGCGTTCTGTCGGGCATCACCACCGTCTACACCTACGGCGTGCACTACACGCTGACCGGACTGGGCACGGACGCCGGTAGCGTCGAGTTCCTGTCTCCGCCGGCCAACGGCACCGTGATCACGCGCTATCGCTCCAGCGAGCTGAAGCGAACCACCGACTACCAGGATAACGGCGACCTGTTGGCCGAGACCCTCAACAGGGATCTCGACGGCCTGTGGCTCGCGCTGCAGGAACTGGCGTCGGGCGCGAGCGGCGCGCCGGGCAGCGCCGAGCAACTGGCGGCGCTGCTGGCAGCGTCGACGGGGTCCTCACGGATCGGGCACATCCTCAACGCGGCCGGCGCCGTCGAGCGCACGCTGCAGAGCCGACTGCGCGATCGAGCGCATGTCCGGGACTTTGGGATCACGGGCTCTGGCAACGAGACAGCCAAGCTGCAACTTGCGCTCAACGCGGGCGTGCCGCTGGACTTCGGTTGGCTGACGATCACGCACAGCGGCGTGACCGCAACCGTCGCCAATGGCGGGAAGCTGTCCTGGTACGGCAACGGCGCCAGGCTCAATTACACCGGCGTCGTGGGCATCGGCGTCCGCATCACCACGCCGGCCGGCGCGGTGGCCGATCTGTGCGAGGTCGACGGGGTCACGTTCTTCGGCGGGCCGTCGCAGTTGCGCATCCAAGGCGACGAGGTCAGCAAAGCGAAGTTCAGGCGCGTCAAGGTGCGAGGCTGCCAGTTCTTCGGCAACGTCGCTACCCCGCTGGATGCGAACCTGCGCATCGAGTACGCGGACGATGTCGAGGTGTCCGGCTGCTACGCGCAGGACGCCAACGACAACGGGCTTTACACCGCGTTCTGCTCGCGTGTCAACATTCACCACAACGTGACCCGCAACTGCGCTGGCATTGGGATCGCCGCCGGGTATGTAGACGAACTCATCACCTATGGCGGCTTGCAGACGATCATCGACTCGAACATCGTCATCCAGGACGACAACGCGAACCCAGCGTTGAACTACCAGATGGGCATCGACGCGGTCTTCTGCAAAGACGTGCGCGTGTCCAACAACATCGTCGTCAACCAGCAGGCAACGGCGACCCTGGAGCGCAGCTACCGCAGCGGCATAGTCGTCGAGGAGTTCACCTGCGACAACGTGGTCATCGCGGACAACACCGTGGTGAACATGCTGTTGACGCCCATCCGGGTCGGCACCAACCCGAACAGCGTTGTCTCCAGGCTGCGGATCGCTGGCAACAAGCTGTACAAGGCGGGGCAGCGCGGCGTTGAGATTGCGATCTGCGAAGAAGCGCTCGAAGTCGTAGACAACGAAATCGACAGCGTTGGTCAGGACGGCATCTGGATCGGGCCGAGGAGCATTGCCAATGCGGCTGTGCGCGGCAACACGCTTCGCCATGTCGGCATCCAGCCAACATTCGCGGCTTACGCTGGCGTGAAGGTCGAGGGCGGGAACGTCGCGGTCACCGACAACGACTTTTTCTGTGGTCACGTCGCCATTTTCGTGACCAGCACCGCTCCGACGCCAAGCATCCGCGTCCAGGCTAGCAACAACACGATCTACCTGCGCGAGAGCGGCGTTGACGTAGCCAGCACGAGCTTTGCCGCGATGACCTTCGCGCAGGTCGCGCAGTGGATTCGCGGCCGAGCCGGCTGGGGCGCGACGGTTTACCCGCAGACCCCGGTGGCGTATAGCGCGCTGACAGCCTACGTGCCCGGCGACACGGTGGTCTCGGGCGGGACGCACTACCGGTGCACCGCGCCGACGACTGGAAACGCGCCGCCCAATGCGACGTACTGGTCGCCCGAGACCGCCGACTGCGCTCTGCCCGCGGTGACCTACCTGCGGCGCACAGGTAACCGGATCAGCGCCGAGGAGATCAGCTACGCGGTCCCGCCGGGGGGCCTAAACCTGACGAGCTACGAGCCCGAGTTGGTGGGCTACTTCGCGTACCCGAAGCGTGGTAACTGCTCATGGCGCGGCAACAGGCTGCACACCTACGCCTTGGAACTGGGCGCCGAGGCCTTCTTCAAAGACGGCGGCGGCGTGCCGTACCTGTGGGAAAAGCCCGACTCGCTGACCGACCAACTGGAGAGCGGTGGCGGCCGAGCGTTTGTCGGGAGCGCGCTCAACGGTCAGCTGACGCCGGCGTCGCTGCCAACCAACCGCTACTACCTCCGCGGAGACACTTTCGTCTCATCGAACCCCGCGCTGATGCCCGGCCGGTACACCTGCGTCACGCCAGGGTTCGGCACGAACGCCGTCTGGAAGCCGTACACCGGCACCGGGGTGGGCCTGGTCACCCCGATCGCCAACGGAGCGCGTGCCACGACCACGGTGGCCGTTCTGCCAGTGTTGGTGGGCGCGGAGAACCAAGTCACCGTGACCATCGACGTCGACGCCAAGGGCCTCAAGGTCTTCGGCTACGTCAGCGCGAGCGGGGTCGTGACGGTGGTCTACGAGAACCACACCGGCGGAAGCGTGACGTTGAGCGCACACACATTGAGGGTCTACGTAAGCTAACTATGAAACTCGCCCCTGACAAGATCGCCCATATCAAAGCGGGAACGGTGGTCGCTGTTGCCTCTGCTGCGTGGTTTGCCCTGTGCCACACCATTGGCCTGCACCCGTTCACCGCTGGCATTGCCTTGGCCGGCCTTGCTGCCGGTGCCGCCGTCGAGTACGCCCAGCGCGGCAGCAATGCGCTGGTGCCGCGCCTGCACGATGTCTCGCCGAAGGACTTCGCGGCCAGCGCTGCGGTGCCGGTGGCCTGCGCGGTGGCGTGGGAAGTGGCGGTTCGCATGGGGGCGGTGGCGTGAGTCGGCGCGGAGCAATGACCGAACAGCCCATCAACGCCGCGCTGGAGACGGCCAAGGCGGTGCCCAGCGTGACGGCCGTGCTCACCTCATGGGAGCGCATCACCGTGCAGGACTGGCTGGCCATCAGCGGCATCATCTTCATCGGCCTTCAGGCGGTGTATCTGATCTGGCGCTGGGTACGCGACGCCCGCCGCGAGTCCGACCGCCAGCACGACCGCCGAGCCGCCTCGCGCAACCTGCACGACGACGCGCAGGACACCGAGCTATGAGCCGCGCCCGCATCGTCGCCACCGCCATCGCCGCGGCCACGGCCATCGCCGTGCCCGCCGAGGGCCTGCGCCGCGTGGCCTACTACGACCCGCCGGGCATCCTGACCGTCTGCTACGGCAGCACGACCGACGTGCAGGCCGGCAGGGTCTACACCCTGGACGAGTGCCGGCAGCGCCTGGACGCCGACATGCGCGCGGCCATCAACGCCGTCGACCGCTGCGTGCCCGGCCTGCCGTGGCAAGTGCTGGCAGCTTTCGGGGACGCGGCCTACAACATCGGCCCGGCCGTCGCCTGCGACCGCGCCCGCAGCACTGCAGCGCGCATGCTGGCCGCCGGCAACCTGCGCGGCGCGTGCGACCAACTGCCGCGCTGGAACAAGGCGCGCGTCGCCGGCCAGGCCGTCGAACTGCCCGGCCTCACCAAGCGCCGCGCCGCCGAGCG